TGCGCCGGTAGGCGGACATGTTGATGGGGGTGGTGTCCTGGGTGCCGACCAGCCCGCCACCGATGTCGTCGGCGGAGCCGGTGTCGCCGGACAGGTCGTAGCCGCCGTAGTAGAAGGCCTGCCCGAGCCCGTTACTGATCGTCATTCACGCCACCTGTCCCCACGCCGAGTTGATGATGAGTGGGATCGTCAAAGTCGCGATCCGGTATGTGGTGCTGCCGATCGGGAGGTATCCGTACCGGGCCCGCAGCGCTGCGCCATACGCGCCGAGGAGATCGACACACCGCACGTTGCCGCCCAACTGGAAGTCCCCGGAGTAGGCGCCGAGCAGGCCGTCCACCGTGTCCGTCAGCTGGTCGTCGACGTCGTCCAGCGGCTCACTGTCAGCCGGCACGTACACCCGGCCCGCGACCTCCAGACGTGCCGTCGTCGACGCCAGGCCAGACCCTGCCGGAACCGGGCCGAGGTCGGTCACCCACACCGCGTACGTGAAGCCGGAGCCGGGCGCGGACAACGGCTCATGCTTGAGGACCTGGTTGAAGTAGCCCAGCGACTGGGCATGGGAGACCAGCTGGACGCGGACGACGCTGGTGCCGAGAGTCATGTGCGCTCACATCCTGCTCGTGTAGCGGGACAGGAGCCTGCGGGCGATCCCGGGGGCGCGCTGCTGGATGAGGGCGCGGGCGCGGGAGAACGCCCGGTAGCCGCGGAACCGGGTGACCGGATAGTTGCGGGAGCCGTCCCCTTCGAGCCAATGCCCGTAGATGACGCCGTGGTCGGTGACCTCGTAGCCGCCGCGCGAGGAGCGCTCCACACCCACCCGGGTCTCGTAGTACGGGGTGCGTACTTTGATCGACCGGCCGAGGTGGGCGAGGACCAGGTTTTCGGCCTCGGTCGCTACCCGGTAGTCGATCTGGTCTGTGTAGTCCCGCAAAGCACGCTGGGCACGCCCGTCGAACATGGGGCCGCGGGAGTTGACGTTCACACGGATATCGAATCCAGGCATGTCAGACCGCTCTCGTTCGTGCCTTGCGGCCGTGGGAGACGTACACGCGCTGCCGCAGGTCCTTCAGCCCGCGGCCGGACACCTCACGCTCGCCGTCACCGGATCCGGCCGTCCGCGCATACCCGGCACGGCCCTGCAACAGGTCGACGAGCGCCTCAGCGACACACAGTTGCCGGACCGTGCCCGGCGCATCCCACCGGTACACGGTCGCGCTCGTGGAGTGCGCGGCCGCGGTGGTGCCGAGGACGCCCCGGGTGACGGTCAGGGTGCGGGGAGCGTAGATGTCCGCGCCGGCGGTGTGGGCGGCGAGGGTGGTGCCGTCCCACGCGCGGGTCACAGTCAACGTGTTGCCTGCGATTTCGTCGATGCGCATCTTCTCGGAGTCGATGAGGATGACCTCGTCGACCGCGTATTCGGTGCCGTCCGACACGGACACGGCGACGTTGCTGTTGACGGCGGTGAGGTTGCCGCCCAAGTTTTGTCCGGTGTCGAGCTGCGCCCGTGCGGTGACGATGACGCGTTCGCTGTCGATGCGCAGCAGCGAGCCGACACCAACAGCGGCGGAGGTGGCGGCGTCGACATCGACGCCGGTCTCGCTGTCGTCGAGGGCTTCAGCCGTAGAGCCGAGGGTGGCTTCGTCGTTGCGGTAGCCGTACAGGCCGGTGATCTGGATGTCGCGTTGGTGGGTGTCGCCGCCGCCGAACGCCGCCGGACCGTCGAGGTCGATCTCCACCCTGTTGTAGGGGGGCCCGTACTGGTTGGGCTCCAGGAAGTAGTCGCCGCTCGCGATCGTCGTGCCGCCGGAGGCGAGGGTGGTGACCGAGACGATCTCGTTCGCATCCAGCCACAGCCGCCACGAGCGGGCGTACTGCATGCCTGGCCAGTCGAAATAGCGGGTGGCCTGCACAGGGAAAAACGTGCGATGGCACAAGCCTTCGACCGCACGGGAGGCGGCCTCAATGGCGCGGTCGACCCTCGCGTTGGAGCGGGCCGTCTCCTTCACATCGAGTTCGGCTTTGATCTCCTCGCGGGTCGCGTACCACACACCGTCCGGGCTGGTGTTGGTGGCGTCCGCGGTGGCCGGCGCGATGACCGTGACCGTCTCCGCTGCGGTGACCGCATCCCCGGAGGAGAGGCCGGACCAGGTGGCGAGGTAGGAGCCTGGGGTGAGGCTGCTGGAGGGTGTCCAGGCGTAGCCGTAGGAGCCGGTGCCGGGGTGCGTCACGCCGGTGGTGGTGGCGGCGAGCGCGGTCGACCCGCTGGCGATGGAGACGATACCGATGGTGGGGGTCGCGTCGAGGTCGGTGAGAGCACCGCCCTCGAAGTCGTAGAACTGTGCGAGGAGGGCAACAGTCTGGCCTGCGATCACTTCACTCATGCCAGCCTCCTCAACTGATCCCGTACCACTGGGAGGCCCAGCCGGTGTTGATGATGGACGTGGACTGCTGCGTCAGGTCGAGGCTGGCCGGGAGGGACGTTTGGCTGGTGAGCATGTTGGAGTAGCGCAGGCTCGGCGCGGTCAGGTTGGCGTTCACGCTGATGCCCGCACCGGACGCTTTGAAGTGCAGGCTGTTGGTGGTCCACGTCCCGTTGAGGAGCATCGCGATGAAGTAGTCGCCAGGTGCGGCGGTGAACGGGACAGCGAGGTCGACGGCTTTGGCGATGGCGCCGGTCATCAGGTCGGCGGATATGTCCGCGGTGACGGCGACGCGGTCGCCTGCCGCGTCGTACACGCCGAGGTAGCAGTTGCTGAGTGTGGCTCCGGCGTCGAGGCCGGACAGCCCGAACCAGATGCTTGACCAGGTGATCGTCTTGCGGAGGATCACCTTCGTGAGGGTGACCCGCCCGCCCACGCCCGCGGCGGACTGCGCGGTGACGTGCCCGGCCATGTCCGGGTCATACGTCCACGCCAGCAGCCCCTGATCGGAGGGGTAGTTGCGGGGGAATTCCAGGTTGATGCCCGACGCGGACGGGCCGGACCCGGACACCTTGACGACTTTCAGCGTCGACCCGGCTTTCAGATTGACCGCGGTGATGTTGCTGGACGCTTGAGCCCACTGAAGTTGCAGCAGGCCGGGTGTGGTGCTGGTGGTGACGGTGCCGTGGGGCAGCACCATCAGCCCGGCCAGAGACGCGGAGGAGGCCATGACGCCTACGTCGACTTCGGCGCCAAATTGTTTCGCGGCCATCTTCAGCTGTGCTGCCCCGTCGGGGGTGGTGGTGCCGAGCGTGCCGGCTACGGGGGCCCATCCGCCTGTGGCGCCGGATGGGGCGGTGAAGCTGATTGTTGCGTCGGCTGCTTCGGGGCCGTCGAACAGGAGGGCCGCGGTGAACTGGTAGACGCTGTCCGCTTCGAGGGATGCGAACAGGTGCAGGTCGTCGGACACGGTGGTGGTCGACTGGCGTGGCTCGTCGGCGGTCTTCACCTTCGTCTGGGTGAGGGCGGACAGGGCGGCGAGTTCGGTGTCGACGTAGCCCTTGGATGCGGCGTTGAGGGCTGCGTCTGGGGTGGAGTCGGGGAGGACGAGTTCGCCGGTCATGGTGTCGCCTGCGACGTCGACTTTGCGGGTGTCGCCGGTCGTGCTGACGTATCCGGTTGCGGTCATCTGTCGTCCTCCTTCCTCGGGTGTTGTTGTGGTGTGGTCAGTCGGTGCGCTCGGGCCAGTGCCAGGTGCCGCCGAGCTTCTGGGCCTCGTCCTGGTGACACCGGTTGAAGAACATGCCCGTCGGATTCAGCACGGCCAAGTCCAACTGCGTGGCCGGACCCTCGGGGGTGATCACGGGCATCTCAACCTCCGGCACCCCGGCGACGATCGCGGCCCGGCACTGCGAGGTGTACTCGCCGCCAGGGGTGCCGTAGCTGACGTAGTGGACGATCCGTCCCACGCTGGGCTTCACGGGCTACGCCTCCCCGCTGTCGTCAGCAGCCGACGTAGGAGCCGTCTGGCCGGTAACCGTCGAAGGGGCAGAAGAGCTGTCCGTCCGGGCCGGTGCGGTACGGCTCGCCGTCTTGCGGGCAGGCTTGCGGGTCGGCTTGCTGCTCGGCTCGGAGTTCGTCGGCTGCGGATCGGTAGATGGAGATGAGCTGTTCCCAGGCGATGACTCCTCGCCTCCTTCGTCTGCTACGGGCGTCGGCGCACTGGCCACGTCCTCGGTCACGTCGCGCCAGCCCCCGCCGTCGCCGAGGTCCACCTCGACGCGCTTCGCGGCAGGCGCCTCGCTGTGGTCCGCTGCCGCCTCGGGCGTGGGTTCGGTCTCGGCGGCAGCGGCGTCTGTCGCGGGCAGCGTCTT